ATCTAAAGTATAATTTAATTTTGTAGTATCTAATGTTACTGTTAATATAGAAGTACTACCAACTAAAGATTCTTGAATTAATGTTACTGAATCATCAGTAGCTCTTTGACCATTAACAAAAACCATAAAATCTGAAGTATTTGCTGCTCTTAATTCAGATGGAGGATCTATTAAACTACAATTTTCAAATATTACATTATCTAAATTAACAGTTGATCCAGTTATCTCATTTGCTGCTTGTAAATAATCATAAACAGGTTGAAACGTACCAAAAATAGCTTCACTAGATACAGCAACAGATGGTATTCCACCTGGAGTAGCTTGTCCAGCTCCTTCTGCTTGTGGAGCAACTGCAAATTGAGATGAAACATTATCTACTTCTGCAGATATAAAAACAGAAGATGGACTATATGAAGATACTGGATTTGGATCTTCTAAACCTAGTTCTTTATTTATAGAATCAGGAATAATATATCCTAAAAATGTCATATTGAATGTTGTTTTAACTAATCTATCTCCTGCAGCATCCATTTCTATTGCATTATTAAAGCTTTCTATATTACATCTAAATTTAAATTTCTCTTCGTCTCCCCAATATGCACCTTCACTATAATGAATAGCTTCTACTATCTTATTCATCTGTTCCAAATATTCAGTAAAAACTATTGCTTCATACGTTAATGTAACATATTTTGGCATAATGATATTATAAAATTCTTGTGATGGACTTATTCCTTGCAAAACTGAAAATTTATCATATTTATTCCGTGTATTATATTTCTTTTGAAAAGTATAAAATAGTTGTGGATTATTTGCATCCATAGCGCTTGTTGGAATAGACTCATTTTTAGCAATACTAGTTCTTCTATACATTAGTAGTGGAAGAATAACTTTTCCTTTAGGATCTCTATAGTACCCATCTCTCTGTATAGCTTTCCAACGCTCAGGAGAACCATACACTATTGGAACTGCAATCATCTCTTCATCTTCAATAACTGTTGGTTTAATAACATTATCAAAATAATATTTTATAGCATCATCTATTTGATAAAAACCAACAGAATAATCTCCCAACGTATCAGGTTTTCTAGACCTAATTTTAGCTCTATTTGTTTCCTTCACTTTACCAGTAGATATCTCGTACTGACTTTTAGGTAATACTGTTGCTCGTATGTTGTCTCCGTGAGCCATTTTTTATCCTATATGTTTGCTAATGTTCCACCAGAACGAATTTGTTCTAACTTAAGCTTGCTTTTTCTAGTTAAATGCGTTGTACATAATATTGAATGACTATGTGTGGTTTGTCCACTTATAAATTGATTTTCAATAATATTATTTACTTCGTAGTATCCACTATTCCATTCTATTATATCACCAATTTCCAAATATAAATTCTGAGTTTGTAATGTCTTTCTATGAAATGCAAAAGAAGCTGCTTGATCAATATCTGAACCATACTCTGCCATCTCCACCGCTGAATCTTCTGGTGTAATCAAACACCCAACAGTTACTCCTGGAAAAAAAACTTTACTCATAGATTCACCATACAAATTAACTTCTGTATCATGAAGAGATACTTTAAAAACATTAATTTTAGTATCTATAATGGAATCTATAAGTTCAGAATTTAGTCCATCAAAAAAGTCTACATCTCTTTGGCTAACAAATTGTGCCATTTAACTATCCAATATAAATCTTTAATGGTACTCTCTTTAGAGTTTCCATAAGATTTTCCGATTCTTCTTTGTCTTTTTCTAATTGTGCCCTTCTTGCTGCTGCTAATAAATTTTCTCTCAATTGTTCTATTAACGCGTCTTTTTCTGTTTGAGCTTCTTGTTTTAAATCTGCACCATTTAATGCTATTTCAGATCCAGGAATAGGAATATTTGCATATTTACTTCTAATTGCCCCAAGTAACTCTTTAGATAACGCTAAAGTATATTTCTTTATCCATTGCTTTCCAACATCATTAATATTTGTATATTTCATATTTGCATATGGAACATTTGAATAATCAGAAGCTCTACCTGCTGCTGTTTTTAATGGATTAGATCTATCTTTCGTTACAATATATTCAAACCAAAGTTTAATATCGGCTGTTGGCATTGGAAAGATTTTTAATTTATTATTGATTAATTCAAAACTATATCCTGATTTTCTAATTTGATCATTAAATTCTATAGCCTGTAATCTAAGTATGTCTGCATATAATGGAGACATTACAAATTGAACCCCTGGAGAATAATTACCCCATCCAAACATATCCAACATTCCTTGGTTTGCAAATGTACTACCAACAAATGGATCAAAATACTTAACTATGGCTGGAGGTGCTTCATGATGAATCCTCTTTATCTCTATATCTTCACCAACACTTTCTGAAACATTTGCCCATAATGCATCTAAATCATAATCTTGCGATCCAGAAACTACATCTATTGATCCTTTTTTCCAGTCCACATTTCCACCAGATCCTGCTTCAGTACCATAATTTTCAGCTGTAGTTATCATTCCTCCCAATGAAGGCGATATTTCTCTATGTGTAAAACTAGAACCTGTTTCTGCACCAGATAGTGCTAACATGTTTTCTCTAATATTGAACTGATTAACTTGGGATGAATATTCTGTTATACTCTCTTCAAAAACTGAATAAAAAGATCCAGAAATTAATTCTATATCCTGTATTGGATATCCCAATCTATTGGCACACCAAGTAGCAACCTTTGGACCATCTGTTTGGTATGAAGTTTCTGTGTCATAAAATCCAAACGGAGTAGCTCCATTTATTGCTCCCGGGTTACCATCCCATTTTAAAGCCATGGCTGTTTCTCCTATGTAACATTAAAAGCGCTTTATTCAATAATAAATATCTTATACAATAAAAAAGGGGACAGATATAAAATATCCATCCCCTAATTTGCTTAGCGATCTAATCTAAGATTTAGATGTGGTTACTATGAGCAACAACAACTTTACCATAGAATTCAGGTCTTACCATTTTCTTGGCATAACGAGTCATAACGCCTTTACGTGGAGTAAAGTTGTCAGGATCATATACCAGAGGTGTCATGATAAGAGGCACGTATGGTGCATATACTGCGCCAGTTTCCAAGAATGCAGCACCCCTAAAGCCCATCAGGATTGTATCCTGTAGCATGTAAGGGTTCTTATAGATTGTCCAACGATTGTTGAGCATTCCAATTTTCTGCACACCCATTGCGAAACTTGCGGAGTCACCATCAGAATCTGAAGCGTAGCCAGGAATAGATTCAATTGCCGTTGCAACATCTGGACCACAAACTGCAAAGTTTGCTCCACCGCGCAAGGTTTTTTGATGAATCTTATTACTAACTTTTTGCATTTTAACACCAAGTGTCTGATACCAGTCACCTTTTGTATATGCATTAGATGCCCCAGAAATCTCTGTGAATCTGTCTTCACCAGTTCCAGCGCCATCATCTTCGAAACCAACTTTAGCTGACCAATACTCTGTAGTCAGAGCATTTTTGATCAACATGTCAAGAATTTCCAAATCGATTTCCATCGAAATATATTCACTTAACATAGAAGTCAATTCAGCTTCTGCGTCGATTGAATGATAGGCGTTAAGATCTTGAGCGAATTCAGGCGTCCAGATAGCTTTCAGTTTCCGAGTCTTAGCGACAATCGCTTCAGAGTTCAATGAAACATCAACTTCTGGTATACCCACAGACGATTCAGCATCACCAGCGGAGGCTTCAAAATCTCCTCTAGTAATATCGGTCGGTGCCTTATGGTAATCAACCTGTACTGTACCAGCAGCTAAAGTCGTCCCAAGAACGTAAAAAGTTACATCATTACTACTAATAGTAGTATGAGCTGGGTAATACGCTGTAAGATGAGCGGGAACAGAAGCGGAAGGTTTAAATGCCCTTACGCCTTCACTGTCTTGATCGCCACCTAAACGAATTACAATTTTACGTAATTTGTTTGGACTTGATGCTGCGACAGATGCAGAAAGTGCAGGGTCCCAATTGACGTCTGCCCAAGTAGCATCACCATCTGAATGTCCAGTAGCGTCATACGCTAATGAACCAGAAGTTGCTTCGTTAATCGAATAGCCAAAACGGCCTGCGCCGTAAAGTCCACCAGAAGGATCTGCTGCTACATTGGTTGTACCATGAATTTGGTCACCAACTGCAAAACCGGGTTGTGCTGTGCCATATTTGAAATTTAAGAAA